GTCATGAGTCTTGCTATTTGATTTTGTCTTTCAGCAAGTGTACCTCTGCCTAGATACTCTTCTCTGAATTGTCCTATTGAACCATCAATGATTACTATTTTAGGATGTTTCTCTTGTAGTGTTTTGGATAATCCATTAATAGTTCCCATTAGATGTTCAGTATTAGGTGTATAGAAATATGTTATTTGGTCTAAGAATTTCTTAGAGTCATCAGAGTCTACAGCATATCCTCTAGCCTGTAATATCTCTTGTATTCTTCTTGGTTTAAATGTATCTTCACAATCTATCCATACTATATTATCACCATCTTTGATAGTTTCAACAGTTAGACTGTTACAAAATTGAGTTTTACCTGAGCCAAATTCTCCATAGACTTCATAGACTGCTTCTGGCACAACGCCACCACCAATCAACTCATCTACTGCTTCACATTTTGAAGGTATTCTATGATAGTTTTCTTGGTATTCCATTAATTCAGTTACTGACATTGTAGTATCTCTAACTAACCCTGCTTCTTCTAGTATTCTTTGTGCTTCAAATACCCATGCATCTGCTTTTGATTTAGCAGTTCCAGTAATCTCTACTATCTCACGAGAACCTCTTACACATAAATCAATTAAACTTGTTACTCCAAATCCATTAAGTTTCTTTTCTGATACTGCACCAAGTCCAGCTAACTGTGATAACTTTAAGTCAACTTCAGGCTTTGGTTCTTCAATTTCAATAGGGGTTTCTATTTCTTCTTCACTCATTTATTATCCTCTCTTGTTTCATAATCCATATAGTCCATAGGCTTACTCTTATTAAATGTTTGCATTTCCTCATCATCTGGATCTGTTTTATCATCACCTGATTGATAGAATGTGTTAAATTTAGCTTCACCTATATTTTGAGTGTAATGATTATCAATATATTGTTTGCCTGTATTAACTAATGGTGTATCTCTATTAAAAATATAATCAATAAAATAAAACACTAGTATTATTATACCCACAGGTAAAAGAAACCCTGTACATATACAAGCACAACCAATGAATACCCACCATCTACTTGCCAAGTATTATCTCCAAGATATCTCTAAGTGTTTTTAATATATCAAGTCTAAGTTCTAAGTTCTTAAACTCATCTTCTACTGTGTATGTAGTTCTTAATGTATGACTGTCTTGTGTAATGTAAATCTTATGTTCTCCTTTTTCATTAGGGTTTAGTTTTGTTTCAAAGTCACCATTACTATCAGGTGTAATGACTTTGTTTGTTACTTCATTAGAAGGTGATACAACTGTTACTGCTACAGGTATATCAGGTTCTACTTTACCTTGTATAATATTATCTTCTACAATAATCTCTTGTTGTGTTAATTGTTTTTCTTTGATAACTATTGTTCCATTATTAGTATCTGTTACCCATTCATAAGCACCGTAATCATATGGAAAATTACCTGTCCATGTTCCATTAACACCTATACTTGAACTAAATACCCCACCTGTATGACGAAGATTAATAGTTGNATTAGTATANTTCTCTAAAAATATAACATCATTCTGTTCTATCTCTAAGTAGTTAGGTAGTGTGTTAGTAAAGTTATGTTGTTCACCAAATGCTTCACCTATTAGTATTGTACTAAAAGCTACTACTGCTATCACTAATATTATCTTTGTATCTAATTCCATTATGTTCTTCTCCAAGTACCATCCTTATTCATCTTAACTTTGTTTTGTTGTTCCCATTGACTAAAGTATCTTGATGCTGAGTTCTCATCAAACTTTGGTGCTTCTGTTAATTCTTTCAAGAACTTCTCAGACTTTACATTACCTTTATCATCTGCTACTTTATACCAAACACTCAAAGCGATTCTTTCTTTGGTGTCTTTTGTTTTAAGTCCATCTAAGAATGATTGATTAAATCCACCTTTGTTTAAGTCAAGTCCAAATGAATCAAGTGAGTCACTCATAATCTTTTGTACTGCATCAACATCTTCAGGTAGTACATGACTTCTTAACATAAGTTTAGCGTGTGCTGTTGACATTCTGACTATTGCTTCTAGTTGTCTTACACCCACAGGTAGTTTCTGTTGTTGTTCTTCTCTACCTAACTCTCTAAGTTTCTCATATAGTTTTAGTATTCTTTCTACTGTTTCATCATTTAATACAGGTTCTAATTCTCTTGCATAATTTAATACTGACATTAGTTCTGTATCACTTAAATATGTATCATAATCTTTATTGTTATTTTTCTTAAATGATTCAATAATATGTTTAGCCTTTGCTCTATCCTTATCTCTATGGACATCATCTAAGAATAACCAAATGATATCAAATCTAGATATTAGTGGAGATGGTATCTCAAGGTTGTCACCTAAAGATTGGTCTGAATCATACTTACCAAACTTTGGATTTGCTGCTGCAAGTATAGTTGCTTCTGCCGGTAGTGTCATCTTAGTACCTGCCTTGGCAATAGATACTGTCTGTTGTTCCATTGCTTCATGCATTGATGATCTATCTTCCCTACCCATTTTATCAAACTCATCTATTAATGCAAAGCCACCACTACATAATGGTAACACACCTGCTTGTGCCACTTGTGTACCGTTTGGTAATTTTACCATACCTATTGTAAGTCCGGCTGCTGTTGCGCCCTTGCCTGATGTATAGATAGATTTCTGTGTAATACTCTTTGCTGATTTTAGAATCTCAGACTTTGCCATTGAAGGATCACCTACCATTAGCATATGAATATCACCTCTCTTCTTAGAGTTATTTGAACCACCAAGTAATGATAGTAAAACTGATTCTTTTATTTCACTATAACCAAATATGTGAGGAGCAAATGAGTTTACTATTTCAGATTTGTATTCATCAGGTTCCTTTTCTAGTACTTTAACTTTAACTTTTGATATTGTTTCTTCATCTGGTTTGATGAGTTCAGTTTCTTCCAAGTCCTCTATACTAGCAACGTCAATGAGTACCTCATTCTCGTTTGTCTTATAATCTATAATACTTCTAAATATACCTGTTATTCTTTTAGGTTGTCCAATGAATACTGTACCTACATTAGTTCCTATAATCTTACCCATTAATATTACAGGGCTATGGTTCTTTGCTTTATCCATAGGCTCTTGCATTAACAAAGTCTGTATATCATCAGTAACTACTCTTGAAGAATCTAGTTTCATCTTTGCTAGTTTACAAGAAGGCGTAGTGCATCTTGGTATATTGATTTCTCTATCTTGGTTTGCTACACACTCTTCTTCATTACCACAAAGAATACATACAGCCACACCTCTCTTTACATAAGTCTTTGGAGGTTCTGCTGCGATTACTGTACAATCAAATGTTATTGTCTTACCTTCATGTTCCCTTGAAGTTATGTCATGCATACTAATTATTGTTGAACCTGTTAATTCAATTCTTAAATTTCTATAAGTCTTTAAAGCACTACTACCTTTCTTATCTACTATCACTTTGATAACTGCATCAAATAAATATGTCATAAAATTCTTACGTGTTTCAACATAGATATCAATTATCTTTTCATTACTAATATCTAAAACATATGTACTGTTAGGTCTTAATGCATCAATAACTTCTGTGTGTTTTGGTGATGATAGTATTTCATATAACTCATCAGTATAATAAGAAGGTGTCGCATTCATTTCATTAGTACCTCTTCCCTCTGTCTAACTAAGTTCTCTAACTGAATAAGTCTGTCTTGAATTTCTTCAAGTCTACCACTATCTGATTTCATAATAAGTTCTCTCCATACAGTAATGTCTGAATAGAAACTAGGTACTACTTTCTTTTCTGAATCAAAGTCATCAATCTTCATATTATTTGGATCATGATTCTTTATGTATTCATTAGAAGCGATAGCAATCATCTCACTAAATGATATGTTGTTAGGTCTAAGTTCATTAAGTCTATCAAGGATAGGCTCACTGGTTTTTGATACTGAAATGGTTTTAATTTTTGCCATGGTGTATAGAAATAGTTACCCAATATAAACCTAACTCATGATAAAATGAAAGTGATAATAAAAATAAAAATGTTATATAAGTTAAATAATATAACTTAAATAACTTATTTAATTTACTTTGAAACTTCGAACCAAGTTTTAACGCCTTGTGATTCTATTTCCTTTACCATAGGAAACAACTTATCAATATGAACGCATGATTTCTTAATCTCTCCATCTCGTTTCCAACATATATTAACGAACATAAAGACTCCTAATAGAATGGTCTATATAAATTAACCTGAATATAAATCTGATTTATAAAAAGAAGAAGTCGGGTTATAATTTTGTGAATACTCTACATCTTGATGTAGATTTCTCAAATTTTACAGTGCCCATTTCGGAAGTTAGTTTACCTTCCTTTTCTAGTTGTGATAGAGCCATCAAAGCAGCACGCCTATCAACACCCATAGCCTTTGCAACTATAGAAGGTATTGTATTCTTACCTTTTGGTAGTGCATCGTAAACTCTTTC